AGGGAAACTTTTTGAGTTAAATTTTTTTCACTCATTTATTTCTCGCTGAAGGCCAGATTCATTAGATAGAACCAGGTTCTTTGTCCGTCGGTAAGTTCGGCACGATTTCCGCCAAAAAGAATTTCCCAATTTCCGCAAGCTCCCATGTAAAATAATCTTTCGGAGTCTTTTGCTTTTTTTTTACTTCTTCAATTATCTTTTGGATAATTTCAACACTCATAACTTGAATGTCTGGATTTATAGCATTATTGATCGTCATGTATTGATCATATAAATTTGATAAAACTGGCTCAGGTAATGACTCAAGAAAACCAGCGGCAAAATAAGGAGCACCTTCAATTGTTGTTGCACGATCAATGACTTTAATCATTGCTTCGATTGCCTCAAATTGTTCGGCCTTCTTCCCAGTTGGATTATTTCTTTTTGCACTTTCACTTGCAATTATAGAAATGTTTATCATTTCTTTTGCAGATAAAAGCCTGCAAGGAACTTTCCACCCATCGATACCGATCTCAATTTTTTGAGAGTTTCCTTTTCGAAGGTAGGAAAGTAATTCCTCTGCAGATTTGATGTTGTGTACTTTATTAGCGTCAACCGCTTCAAGTTCGTTTTTCATTTATTAATAACCTATAACCGCATTAACTCCAGGCCCGCCTTCGTTAACTGCATCGATCGCTTCAAAGTTAATTGTCTTAGAAGCATCTCCAACTGAACCAGAGTAATCTTGATTAGACTGTGCAAGACCTTTAAGGGTCCAACGCTCTCCAGAGTTACCAAGTTGGCATATAGCATTTACATCTTGTCCATATAAGAATGCTAAATCGATTTCTGCTTTATCATCTGGAACTTCAAGTTCGATTGAACCAGTAATCTTTCTGTTTCCTTTTTTGTACCCTGCAGTTCTTCTATTGGCCGTCATTGTCTCTACTCGAGTTAATGACTCATCAACAGTCCATTTGATACTTTTAATATTTTGTTTTTGAACACCGTTGATTGTTAAAAATCCTCGGTCTGCATAAAAATTTGTGGCCATTTATCTCTCCTTAATTAAGCAACGATTACATCAAATTGAGTTCCAGCATCTATTTCAATACCCTTGTTATGGAAGCCTGGAATTACGTTTGTAGGAACTCGGAATAAACCGGCATGTCTATTTAGTACTGATCTCTCAACTGTGAATTGATCAACCAACTTGTCTACATATTGAAGCATTTCTAGGTCTTCCATTATTTGACAAATTTGAATCATTTCAGATTTTAAAGATTTTAATTTTTCAATGCTCGCTTTTGCTCTCTTGTAACGAGGTTGAGAAGCAAGATTGTAAATATTTTTTCTTAAGTAATATAAAACTTGCCAGTCTTGCATATCGTAATAAGCCGTATCAGCAATCGTTGAAACTGTTCTTACGCTTGTAATAGTTCTTGTAATTGCAACCTTACCAGAAGCATTGATTGCAAGTGGTGCAAGTCCTGAATCCAATCCAAGTGCAATTGTTCCAGTATCGCCCGCCGTATGCCAATCAGATGCATTTGCAGGTGCAACTAGTCCACCGATAACAATTCCATTAAGAGGTAAGAATGGAACTGTTAAAGATGCACAAACTGCAGCGTATGCGGCCGCAACGTTAGAAACTTTATTTGATTTTACTGTTGCTGTATCTCTTAACCAAGGTAGGCAGATAGCTTGTGATGCCGCTGCAATTCCAACCGGAGTTACAGTCGCCATTTCGCCTTCAAGTGCCATAAAACCAAATGAACCGAATTGTCCATTGTCACCGCGATCATTGCCATTGATTGCTGTTAAATGATTTGTAAGTGCAGTCAATGCAGCTGTATCTGTTCCTTCAAATGGTAATGCAATATATGGGAATGGAGTTGATAAATATCCTCCGAATAAACCTGTTAGATCTGCAGAAGTTGCATCGTGTGCCATTGCTAAAACTTTAATTGGTGGAAATAATTTTGTATCAAGATCAGAGTAAAGAACACCCTTAATTGCTGCAACAACCATTTCTAAAGCTTCTGAGCTTGTACCGAACTTTGCAGTACACTCAGTAGCGGCAAGAGCTGGATCACCATAGTTTTCAATTGCAGTTAATGAACCAACTGCAACGCTCGCACCACTCGCTGCAAGTCTTGCTACAATAACTAAAGTATTATCTGCAGCAACTAAACCTGAAAGTTCCACCTTTACTGGAATCTTTGTGCTCGGTGCTCTAGTAAATGTAATATTAGGTGATGTCATTACTTGTCTCCTATTTCTAAAATATGTTTTTTATCTAATGCTCTTTTTAATTGGATCTCTGACTCGTATTTAAGCAAGCTCATATCGATCTCAACCGGTTCTTCACCTATGCGAATAATCGAATTATTATAAAAAATTGGGAGAATAAATCCTTTCTCAGCCTTGAATTTTTTAAGTGAACTAATTTGTTTGGCCTGTTTCAATCTGCACTCCTACATTTAAGGATTCGTTATCCTCGCTCTTGAAAATATCTAAAACCATGCCTTCAAGCTCTCCGACATCAGCTTCATCAAGTGAAGCGAATGGATCAAAGCCTTCATTGTCTGCACGTAGTTTTTGTAAATCGAATTTGAAGGGAATAGTTAATTGAATTGCCGGAGCTGAAAATCCATCCATCTTGGCAACGCCTTCATAGTTGAAATCTGTTCCATATCCAAATGAGATTAGCCCTGGGACTTTATCGAATAAATTTAATGGCCCACCTAGAAAGCGTTGAAAGATCAATCCTACTTTTCTCTTGTGTCCTATTTTCTTATCAAGGTTAACTGGCAAGGCGATCGTCATAGAGATCGTGCCTTCAAAATAAACATTGAAGCTTTTAAAGTTTTCTTTTTTCCATTCAACCAAAGCGAATGGTAATATAGTTTCATTTATGTTTGGATAATAGTTATCGTAAATACGACTTCCCTTCTCTCCTCCAAACATGATTTGAAAGACTTTCTCTTTCATCATTTCATTTTTTAATTCTTTAATTAGATTTTCACCGACCAAAATTCCAGATACATTGGCATAAGAATTTTCAACTCGGTTTTCATTGTTTCCACTCATTCAAAACCGCCTTTAGACAAGTGGTGCATTATCTGTTTAGAAATCGCATCCTCATCTTCAGATCCAAAGCCAATAAAGGGACGAGCTGGAATTTCAAAAATTCTTTCCGGAACAGTGAACTCGATTCCTTTTCCAAAACCATTTTCAACTTCAAAAGAAGGAACAACTACAAGCCCTCCATCGTTTTGGATTTTTGCATATCGAACATTTGTTCCAAGTATTATTTCATCGCCTGTTGTTGATCTAATTTGCTCAGGGGGTGAATCTTTTTTTGCCAAAGAGTTTTTTAAAGTTCCTGTATCTTGAAGGATTTTAATATTTCCTTTTTTCTTTTTATCTTTGATTTTCTTATTTCTTAAAGCTTCAGATTTTTTTGACAATGACTGCCAAGCTTCGCCATCAGGCGTTCTTTCTTGTTCGAACTCATTATCTTTCTGACGTATCATTAAAAAAAGAATTTCGTTTTTTAAGTCTTCGTAGACTTTTCCTTGCATCATGTTTGTTATTTGGATTGGTTTTCCAAAATCAAAGTCTAACTTCAAATGCCCATCTCCCAATTATTGTCATCGTAATAAATCGGGTAAGTTCGATTATCTGCACGAGCTAATCCTAGATTCTGAATTGGATTTTGTGCGTTTTGAGCTTGGACAAGTAAAGCAAAGCCAAAATCAATCATTGGATCTAAGAGTGATTTTATTTGTGACTTGTACTCGATGCCGTGAACGTTGATAAAACGCTCCGTAGAGTCAATAGTACCCGTTAGCGTTCTATTTTTATCGTAACCGATAATCTCACGCACTTTGCACGTCATGAGATTTAAAATCTTATTGCGAGCAAATTGTCGACATGTGGAATAGGCCCCACCGTCAACCGAGATTAATGGAACGACGAATTTTTTTGACAAGTCAGTTTCAAGATCTGCAGTTGCACGGTCTAGTAATCTTTGCTTCTTTCCATCTTCACAAGTTTCATAATTGAGATCGTCTAAGATCCCTTGAAATTGTTCCGATGTGATGTATTGATTATGGGCCATTTTATTTATTCCAGAATGTGTTTAATGTCTTCTTTGAATTGAGCTTTTAAATGCTCATGATCTGCTAAAGAAATTTCAGACTCTTCGCCCTTAATTAGAGCTCCACCATTCGGAAGATGCATGAATACTTTGCCTTTAACTTTTAAAGTCTTTTCTTTCTTTGCTACTTCTTTAGGTGCAACTAATTTAACTTCTTTCTCTTCACTTTTTTTCATTTCTGCCATTTTGATTCTCCATTGTTAAAGCGACATGAATTAGATTTCTCCTCTTCATGCCGCTCGCTCAATATTTGTACCAAGTCCGTTTGTTACTAATATTTAGCGAATTAAATTCCAGCTTTTGTATTAATAACTAAAACGTCGTTTGATCTCATAAGGTTTGGCCCGCCGTTAAATCCTGCAGTAACATCAACCCATGGAGCTTTCTTGTTTCTTAATCCCTCTTCATCAAGGAATGTATAAACACCGATTGCCGGTCTTTCGATTGTTGCTGTTGGATCGTTCAGGTTGTAAGTCATTTGGATTTCTCCGTATTGACCGTAAAGAGTTCCACCCATGTCAACTACTGCAAGAATTTTGTAGTCTGGTTGGAAGTATTTAGCTGCACCGTTAACAATTTTACCGCCAACAGTTGATTGATCTTGGTAAGCATCTTTAACAACTTTAATTGGTGGAAGTAACGGATATAAGATTTCTCTAATCTTGTTGATGTCACCAACTGCATTTGCGTTGTTTGTGATAACAACTTGAGCTTCTTTAGACATTAACATTGCTGCAGCTGTAATTGGGTTTACTACAAGTTCTTTTACAATGTACTTATAGTAAGTAGAGTTTAAGCTGAAGATTGTATAAAGATCTTTGAATGGTGTTGAAGTATCAGCATTTGACCAATCAGTTGCAGTTTGAACTGTGTTACCAGCTGGCTTTGCGAAATCAAATTTCGTTTGTCCACGATACTGATATGTTCCGCTAAACATAGCATCACATGCTAATTGATTTAATCTGTTGTTTAATTTAACTTCAAGGTTTTGTCCAGCACGTGTTAAGAAGTCTAATGCTCCCTTAGTAACGCCCGTTGCACCTCTTTCTCCGATTGATCCTAATCTTCTAAGAGTGATTAAATCTCTTTCGCCGAATCTAACAGATTCTTGATAAGCACCTGGAGAATATTCGAAAACTTCTGAGCTAGAAGCGTCGCCATTTTTTCCTTCTTCACCTAAAGTTCTTTCCGCAATCAATCCACCAAATCCGCTTACCTTTTCATGGTAAACAAGATGCTCAGGTCTTGATACTGGAGGCAATAAGCTTAAAAAGTATTGCTCGGCCGGTTTAACCGTGATTTCGTCTACAACAGCACCAATGATTGCTGTCTCTCTTTGTCCAATGATTCCCGCTAGGGCAACATTATTTCCCATTCTAAACTCCTTTTAAAATTATTTAAGTCTTACTTCGTCTGCATCGATAAAATGAAAGCCAGCTGCAACTGTTAAATCCGCAGCAACTAATCCAGAGTTAACAGCTGATAAAGCTGCCATTCTGAAAAATCCTTCAAAGAATCCAACTGCAAAAGCGTCAACGCCCGCTGTGATTTTCATTTCGTCTTGTAAAATACGAACAGCATCAAGTGCTAGAGTGTCAGTTCCATGAACAAACTTTCTCCATTTACCATTTGCTTTTTTAACTAGGATTGTTCCTTTTAATAGAGACGCATCCGCTGAAAACTCAGATCCATCGATAACAACACTAGATGCAAGAGCGAATTTTTCAAAACGCGATGTAATGCTCATGTTTGTAATTGTTGGGTTTGCCATTATTCTTCTCCTTCATCTTCGCTATCTTCTTCAGACAACTTGTGTTCTTCTTCTTTCTTTTTAATTTCTTCTTCTTCTTTATCTTCGCCTTCTGACATATCTTTGATAGCTCCAGACATTTCCTTGAATTTAGAAATACACTCTGCAAGCTTTGCATGATGTCCTTCCATTTCTTCAAGGCATGCTTTTAGATCTTCGGCCGACATTGAATCATGATCTTTGTCTTCAACTTTTTCTTTGTCGTCTTCAGATCCTTCAGCTAATTTTTTCTTTGCTTCGTCTTCTTCTTCTTGTGAAAGCTTTATGCCTTTACCTGATTTTTGAAGTTTGATGGCCTCTCTCATTGCTTCTGGACTCATATCAAGATTGATTTTCTTGTCTGCTTTTTGCCCGTAAGTTTGAGCATCTCCCATTGGCTTTCTCGTTTCATACGCTGCTAAAACTGCAGTGATTGCAACTTCAGGCATTGCCGCAAGAGTTTTGAAATCCATAGCTTTAAGCTCAACTGGATTCACTTTATCTTGGCGAACAAGAGCATTAAGCTTGCCCTTGATGTGGCCTGCTTTAATTGAAAGAGCGATTTCATTTGATTTTTTTTCAAGAGTAACTAGCTCGCCCTCTAGTTTCTCAATTTGAGAAATCATTTTGCTTAAGGCCGCCTTTCTCTTTTTGCGGCCATCGCTAATCACTCCCATCAAAGCAGTGTGCTTCTTTGATAGCGTGGCGATGTTTTTATTTTTTGCCATCTTAGATCCTCCTTTAGGATTCTGTTTCTTGTGTTCTAAAACTATTGAGCCTCGGGCCGCTTCAACAGCGACAAACGAAACTTCAAAAAACTCATAAGTTTCTTCATCAAATGAAATTGATAATTGTGCATACTTGCCGGTTTCGACTTTCTTGATTGCATCTTCTTCATCGATGCGAAGGTTTCCAAAAAGACCAAACGTCATTTTTCCATCAATCTCTTTCCACTTCTCAACACTCATTCCATCAGCTAGTAATCGCCCTTGAACAAGTTCAACATTTCGATCATGGTTTAAAAGAATTGGAGCGTAGTCGTTTTCGTTTGTAGGATTAGCTTTATCGGAAATGTATCTTTCCATAATGCCTTCGAGCATTTCTTTAGTAACAGTCACCTCGCCATACATTCCGCTAAACGTTCCAGTTCTACAAAGTAAGGCCTTCTTAATTAGACCTTTCTCTTTGCTTGCTAGAGATTTGCTTTTTGAAATAGAACCACTATCTAACTGTTGTTTTTTCATTTAGTACTCCATACAGTTCATCGACTATCCCCAAGCAATTGGAACCTCGGGGACTTTTCTTCGTCCTTTAAAAGTTTTGCCTGATTCATCGGAGTGAACACTTCCAAACTCTGAACCTAGGTTTTTTTCAATTTCTTCTTGATATTTTTTTATATAGCTAAAGAGTGGTGATAAAACCGATCTACAATTTGGATGAAATGGAGGTTTAAATTCCTTTTCATTAGCTCGATCCACTGGAATAACGTAGTGATTGCGACACTCGCAAATCTTAGATATACGTCCATCTGTTATCGCGATAATTTGAACAAAATCAACGCTAGTGCTTGTTTGAAAATATTCAACTCGTGAGTCATTAAAATATTTAGTGGTTTCAGTTCTAAAAATTGTTTCAACTTGAGCATCTGTTTTGTGATACCAATTTTTCAGAATTTCTTTTTTGAAATCAATATCGCTTTTGGTGTGTTCATTTTTATACAAATCATCTGCAAATCTTTTAAAAGTTTCTTCTAAGCTTTTTAAGTAACGTTTCTTTTCTTGCTTTGCAGTTCTAGTTAAGAACAATTTATTTTTTCTTCTTAAACGTTCTTCAATTCTATTAAATATACTGTCTCGTGATTTTTTCTCGGTGAGATTTGTAAATGTTTGTTCAACTGGGTACCAATAAGGATACTGCTCCCAAGTTGATAATTTTTTTTCAGGTGTTACTTCACGATAGCCATCACTAACACCGGCATAGATTGTTGCTTGCATGTGACGATACAATACGGAGTAAATATCTTTTTCGATGTCTGAATTAGGCAAAGAAACTCTTCTATCCCCATCTCTAAATGCTTTGTCTAATTTTGGTAAGAGCCGATTCGTTTCACTTGAATATACTCGCATCAACTCAAGTCGATACTTATTCGTTATTCGATCAAGCGTCGACCTCTTCCAAGCATTATAGGCCTTGAGGTTATTCATCCTCTTTTTTAACCTTGTTCGAGGCATCACTATCAACTTCTTGGTTTTCACCTGTATCGTTCACGAAATCAGGCATTGGCTCGGAGTAAAACGACTCTTCTTGTTCAGGAAGATGCAGAGTCGATCGAACATAGTCGCCGTCTTTTTTATCGTAAGCTTTCATGTATCCTGAATTTGCAAGAGTACTAAACATGTTTGCGAGTCGCTCACGTTCGTCAATGCTTTGAGGTCGTTGTGCAAAATGACCGTAATCATCTTGTTCGCCAAAATTCATTTCAATCGCTGGACGAATAAGAGACTTGATAATTGTTTCAGTAAACTTCTGTGCTTCTTCCGACGCAATGAAATCTACAATTTCAAAATGCTTATCTCCGAGTGCTCTTGATCCGGCCGAGCCATCTGTCATTACTAATGATGGAAGTAAAAATGCTCGGAAGATTTGAGTGTCGAGCCAGTTTAAAACTGTTAGATATTGATTGAGATCCATTTGCGATGTAATCGCTGTTAACTTGTAGCCTTGATTTTCAGGGCCTGTAACAACTGAATCATCGCCTTCTCTGTTGGCCAGAATGCTAGTCAATGCTTCGATTGGATTGATCAGCTTCTTTGATCCATCGGGCATTTTTATTTCAACGTTATTTGAATTTTGTGGAGCTGTTGCCCAGACAAAAGGAGAAGCTTGTCTCTTACCAGCAATCCCCATTTGCTTCATGAAAAATACTTTTAACTGCCATGCAAGATGTGCAGTCCTAACCGGAGTTTTTCCGTAAGGAGATCCAAAACTCAACATTGAGTTGTATATATGATGAATACATTTATCTTTTGGAATTCTTGTTAGACCATAGTTATTGATGAAGGGTATGCGATAAGGAAGCAATCTATCATTAGGGGTTGTAAATGGATTCTTTACCGCATACCCGTGTTGGAAATAAGGAAAGTACTGATTCGGGTTCGACATTTGCGAATTTTGTATGACAAATTGTATTACGCCGTTTTCAGTTATATTCCCAAAAGCATCTACTTCAAATGCGATTGTTGATGGATGATATGTTGGAACTTTGACTGGAACTTTTTTATTGTCTTTGCTAATTCCCCAAACAATTTCAGAGATAGAAAAACCGTAAGCAGAGTATGATGTTTGTCCTTCGAGCGACTCTCTCCAAGTAGGGCCTTCCATTCGCTTCAAAAATGATCTAACAAAGTCTGCGATCTCTTCATTTTCGTGTTGATATTCACCAACCTTTGAAAGCATCATGAGTGACTTGAATTGCACGGCACTCATAACAGTTGCATCAGTCTCAATCATTCTTGCAAGGATACCGATGCCAACGTTTGACGGATTTGTAATGAACGTTTCAGATGAACCAAAATATCGTGGCGTTGATGTTCCGACCTGTGTACTGTCTTCAACACTGCTAGCACCCGAGTTGTTCAATCCTCCGAGCATATCCTTCATGTAACGATCTTCGTTTTGAAGCTCAGTAATTCTGTTTTGCAATTCCTGTTCTAGTTGTGGCGAAATTGAATAATTCATAGTCCCCTAATAATCTGATTCCACCGAAAGAATCTGATGAATATAAGCTTCCGGTTTGTTTCTATTGATGTAAGTTAGGGCCTTAACCATATCGATGTGCTTATCTGCTTTTGGCTTTGATAAGGTCATCTTTCCTTGTGAAGAGGAATATTTTGTCCAGGAAACTTGCCTTTTGAATTCTGCATAGTCTGGACTTGCATCATCTCTAAACATCTTCACTGCAGAGTAATTAAGCCTTGCTAGTAGATCGAAACAATCTTCTGAAATGGTAGAAGAGCTTGCGATATATTTATTGACGATGAATGTTCCAAAATCTTGTTCTAATGACTCTGCAATTTGTCGACCGATACCAACTCCATCGACGGTAACTTTCGAAACTCTCCAATCGAGAATTAGTCTTTTTATTTGTTCTTGTTGTTGAGGAAGTGGGACGCCTGTCCACCAATACATATTTGAAATTTTAACTACTGGATAAATATTATTTTGGCAGATGATTCTTGTGACTTCATATATCCATATAACAGTTGAGTCAGTGTGAGTTTCTCCCTCGCCGATAAATTCTTTGTCGGGATTAAAATCTTCATTACCTCCGGCCAAGTCGATTAACATTTCATACTGGACATTCGGTCTTGGAAATAATTCTCTTTCGTGCGAGCTATCAAAAAGATTGTGAGCTTGCTTGGCATTGATAAACGTGCCTTCGTTTGCAACTGGAATTAACCTGTATTGAGTCTTTATGATTGGATGATCCCATCCCAATGCTTGAACACGTCCTTCAACGTGCGATCGATAAATCGGATTTACTTCGGCCCACAAATCACAAGGATAATATAGGTTGAGATGTTTATTTCCGCTCTCTGCATTTGATTGTCGATACCATTCAATCGTATCAAGCCCATCGGCCGCAACTCCCCAAAGAAGAGTGCCAGCATTGGTTGATGCCGTGAACGGCATAAAGTCTTCATCAAACTTTGCCTTATCTATTTTGTGGGCCTCATCCATGTCGAGGCAATAAGATGCAGTTGCACCAACAACATTTGAATGCGGGCCTGAAGACATAAATTCAACAGTCGCGTTTCCAACTTGCCAGATATATCCTTCAGACTTTTTTATTTTTTGCTCTTGAAATAGTGGATGATGAATCACGTTCTTGATGTCAATTTTCATTAACTCTTCAAGTCGTTTTTTTGAGTTAACGATTTGAGGCTCGTGTGTCGGAGCTGTTCGAATCCAGCTTTTTTTAAGTTCGCTATATTGGTTTCGAAACAAATGCCTTCTTTGAAGCACGGCCGAAGTTTCATTCTTTCCAGTTTGACGTGCAGACACAATGGGCATTACTCCACCGTTGCCAGAGTGTAAGAAAGCTTCAACTCGACTAACTATTTCTGCCTGGATCTTTCGAAGCGGACGAAGTGAAATATGAACTGACTCCCACATGGGATCAATCAAACACCGTTTGAAAACATCTTTTTCGGTGATCACTTCTCCCTCGCTTCGCGCTCAAGTTCTTCCATTGCTTTTAGAAGTGCATTCTTAGAAGTGATTGCTGTTTGATCTTCTCGCTTATCGTAACCAAGAAGCTTAACAAGGGAGTCGAGAGCTTTTACTTTTTCTTTTGCGAGGGTTTTAACTACAACCTTTTCGCAATCCTTTCCCAAAGTAATTTTTTCAATTGAATCAAGAAACTTCATTCCATCAGGAGTTATTTCATCTTTTGGAATTGCGAACATGTTTTCGCCGTCCCAATTAGCGACCATGCCGATATTTCCAAATGCAATTGCAGCATATTCACGAACAATTTTCTCAAGTGTTACATCAAGCTTTTCCTCGACTTCCTTCTCTTGCTTCTGAATTAGCTCCCAAATGCTAGCTTTTGCCAGTAACTTAGCAGAATCTACATTTGGGTTTTTGCACTTTGGATACACCCTTCGATACGCTTCAGATGCGTTTCTATTGCAGATGAAATACTGCTTAACAAACTCACGATGTCTTGGGTTTATTTTTTTAGACATGATTCTTTTTTGATCGAATTATTTTGTTTTAAGACAAGCTTAACCTGATCAAGAAGACGCATCTTCCCGAGTTCATATCTCATCATGAACGGAGAAGTTTGAAAGCTTCTTGCAAGTGAAGCAATTGAAGAATGATTATTGATTTCTTTTAATATTTGATCTCGTTCGAATTTCACCAAAACCTCCTTGGGTTTCGGTTATTAATCGAAGAGTGCTGGGAAAACGTAACTTAGACTAAGTTAGTCTTTTAAAATTTGGAAACTATTCACTTTCTCCATTTCTGTGCTTTTTGTTTTGTTCTTTAAGCTTTTCTATCAAGTTCACTAATTCCGACTCAATTTGCCATGTTTCAAGGGGATTCCTGTTATCATTTACCAAATCTTTTATTTTAAAACTCTGATCAATATCGCTTTTGTATTGATCCAATTTTTCTTTCAATTCACGCTTTATATCATTAAGGGTTACTTTGCGTATGTCGTTATTTGAAAATAGCTCAAGTTTTTTATAAACATTATCAATTGCTCTATAATGCTTTTTATCAATATCAACCTTTAAAAAAAAGATGTCTTTCTTAGTTATGTTTAAAATTTTAGTCAAAGTCTCTTTAATGTTTTTATTCATCACGTCTCTTTTATGAGATCGTTGATCTATTTTATCTTTAAAGTACGCATAAAACTCGATAAAATATGGCATTAAAAAACTAAAAAAAATTCCAGAAAGAAAAGGGTATCCAACGGTTTTCCCGAATGACTTATGTGCTAAAAAGTAAGCAACCTTTTGATCTGCAGAATTATTACCAAGTAAATAAATAGAAAATCTCCAATTATAAATTGGCCAAGACATCAAAAAAGGCCCTATTACGGGTAAATTAAATCTTTCAAAAACTGGATTACTCATAAAACTCTTCAATTGATTAAATAATTTTTACAACTATGACCTATCAATTGAAACACAAAATGTATATTGGATAGACTTTTTTACATAGTTGCACTTAAGAGGACATGGGGATTTTAAATAAACTTCACTCATCGCCATTCTCCTCAAGCCATTCTTTCGCCTGCTTTACGAGCTCATCTTTAAAAACCCAGGGGATGATTACTTTTGCAAACTCCCTCGCCTCTACGATTGCTTTCTTTTGTTTCTCAATTATTTTCTCTTTTGCTTCTATCTTGTCCGCTTCCTTTTTCAGCTTTCCAGAATTAAAAACTTCGATTTTTACGCCTTTAATTTCATCACCATTTATAAATAAATTTCCATTCTGAATCTCTTTCCTCTGTCTTTCAACTTCCAACTCTAAATCAACCCCATGGGGCGAATAGTGGTTATGATTATTGCTTTCCATTTTTAATTCCTTCACTTGTCTCATGTTTCAAAAGATCATACGCTTCTAAATATTCATACGCTAAAGTTTGACTATCTTCCGAGTTATAAACTAAATGGTTGATAACTTTATTTGCCTTATCAAGTTGTTCCTTTACCTTTGTTAATTCACTTTTATTATAACCATAGGTACATTCTCTATTCATGGTGTCTGTTAAAGAGTTACTGTACATTTATTAAATCCTTTGTATAATTTAAATACCTCTAATGAATTGATAATATCATTTTTTAGAGAAATGTTTTCTAACTTGGGCGTAGTTGAAACGATATACACTACGCTTTTTTATTATTTATCATAACAAGCACTCCTTCAACATCAGCACATCTTCTACATACCCACATTTCATATCTTTTAATTTTATCCTCGGTCTCTTCTTTAAAGAAAGAATGGTGAACTTGTCTTTTATGTCCAAAGATTTTGCATAAAAAGTTATTTCTTCCTTTGTGTATGGTTTTAACTTCATCGTGGGAAAAAACTTCAAGTGAATTATTTAAATCTCTTTTATCTTTTCTGTTTTGTAATTTTTGTTCTAGTGTTTCCATTTTTAATTCCTTAAATATCATTCGATGATTTTATATTTATAAAACAATTATGGCACTCGCCATCAAAACAATGGTCTACCTTTTCAGTTTTCTCTATGTTGTACCAACCATGTTCATCGTAATCGATTATGACTTCAAGATTTCCATGCTTTTCTTCTAGTTTTTGTAGCTTTTTA